AATCAGGGATGCTATCGAGATCTTCGCCTATCAAAACCGATATCATCCGATACTTGACCGATTAAACTCGCTCAAATGGGACGGCAAGAGAAGGCTTGACAGGCTTTTTGTGAGGTATCTTGGAGCTCCTGACACGGAGCTGACGCACGCAATTACCAGGATGCTCTTTTACGGTCTGATCCAGCGAGTCAGACAACCTGGAATCAAGTTCGACAACTGCGTTATTTTGTGTGGCGGTCAAGGCGCCGGCAAGAGCTCCCTGGTGAGGTTTCTGTCACTGTTTGACGAATACTTCACCGACAGTCTGAGGAACATGGAACAGCTCAAAGACGCCGGCGAAGTGATCAGAGGTATCTGGGTCTGTGAGCTGGCTGAGATGATCGCAACCAGGAAGACGAAGGATATCGAGAGCATAAAAGGCTTTTTGAGCAAGACTTCAGACAGGTTTCGGGAATCATACGCTGTCTACGCTGAGGACTATCCCAGACAGACGGTCTTTATCGGTACCACCAACAGGAGCGAGTTTCTCCCGGATGATCCGACAGGCAACCGGCGATTTTTTCCGCTGATCTGTGACGCGGCCAAAGCTGAAGCGCATCCCCTGGATGATGAGAACGAGACACGGGCATACATTGAACAATGCTATGCTGAAGCACTCTGTCGAGGTGAGGGTGAGGGCTATCCGCTTACACTTGACCGAAAATACCTGGAAGACCTGGACACAATCAGAGCCGGCGCCACTCCTGAAGATCCGAAGGTCGATATGATCCAGAGGTATCTGGACATGCACAACCGGCTTCAGTATGTATGTACCAGAATGATCTTCGATGAGGTCTTCAACAGCAAAGAACCATCGAAGAAGCGAGTCCCTGAGAAGTATGAGCTGACCGACATTGCCGAGATTATGAACAACAAAATACACGGCTGGCAACGATACTCAGGAAACAAGCAGCACAATAAGAAATTCAGAGGTTTCGCCAATCCTCAGAGAGCGTGGGAGCGGACGGACTTTGACAGGTGTAGACCGAGCGTAAACGGTAAACAGGACGGTAAACAGGATGAGGAAATCGAGGACAATGAGAACGAAGACCTGTTTACCTGACCGCATAATCTGCCTGACCTGTTTACCAGGTGTTTACCTACCTGTTTACCATCTGTTTACCGCATCAATCCTTTGTATTTACTGGGGTTTCATGAATAAGTAAACACTGGTAAACAGCAATATGTATAAAGTGGTCAAAATAGGAGAAAAGAAGGAAAATACCGCAATTTCTGACTGATTTTAGACTTTATAGGAAAATGGTGTTTATTCTGTTTACCCTGTTTACCGAAAGAGACGAAAGAAGGAATAACAGCATGATCGACTACGACAAAATAAAGGAAATCGAGCGCAACCAGATAAAAGACATTTGTTTTCAGATGGAAGAATCCTATCGACAGCTTCATCCATATAACTACTTCATATCAAAGACGGATGTGAGAGCCGCTTTGATGATTGTGGCTATTCAGAATGTAGAGAAGAAGCTGGATGAGTTGACCGCTGAAATTAAGAAATCAAACAAAGGAGATTAACACGGATGGCGAAAGAATATCCTGAGAATGTGATCACAGCTTTCCTCATGAGCTACAAGCCCGTGGAGATCATGAGGATCTCTGGGATCGGTAAAAATAAATACTATGCTCTGAAGAAAGATCCTGACTTCATGCGAATCGTAACAGAGAGACGGGATGAGCTGATCAAAGAAGCAGTCCTCAAGATGGAGTCCTATCTGTCGGAAGATGTGGAGATACTTCAGTCAATTATCAGAAAGCCAGACACTTCAGATCAGGTCAAAATCAATGGTATCAACCTACTCATGAGCCAGCTCAACGCCTGGAAGAATACCACTGAGATCCTGGCTAGACTGCAAGCTCTGGAAGACGCTCAGAGACTGAATCAGACTCTTTAAGGGGTGAGTGGGTGAAGTTATCGAGTTACGCAATAGAGAGACGCCTGGGCGCTCTGGAAAGCTCACAGCGACACTCTGAGAAGCTCCTGAAGACTATCATGGACATAGATATCAAAGACCATATTGCAGCGGTCTATCGTCCGATACATGAGGACATCCGAAAGAACGGTCACGAGTTTTACAATCTCCCAGGCGGTCGCGGGTCTGGCAAGTCCTCATTTTGTGCGCTGGAGATCGTGGACGGGATCATGAAGGACGAAACAGGGCGAGGAAATGCTCTTGTAGTGCGAAAGTGGGCGGTCACTCTCAGAGGGTCGGTCTTCGCTCAGCTTCAGTGGGCTATAGGAGTCCTGGGCGTGGGGCAATACTGGAAATACACGCTGAATCCGCTCCAATTGATCTTTAAGCCCACAGGTCAGGTGATCAGGCTGACGGGGCTGGATGATCCTCAAAAGCTGAAGTCCATCAGACCGGCTAGAGGTTACTTCAAGTTTCTCTGGCTGGAAGAGTTCAACGAGATTCAGGGCGAGCTGGAGCTCCGAAACCTTCAACAGTCAGTGCTTCGAGGTGGTGATCGCTTCATAGTGCTGAGATCATTCAATCCACCGATATCACGGAGCAACTGGGCGAATGAGTTCTGTAACAGACCGGATGAGAAGTCGCTCAGAGTGCTGACAAACTATACACAAGTCCCTCAGGAGTGGCTGGGGCAAGCGTTCATTGACGAAGCTGAGAAGCTAAGGGAGATAAATCCAAGAGCTTATCAACACGAATACCTGGGCGAAGCGGTCGGATCCGGCGCTGAGGTCTTCGAGACTCTGGAAGTGAGGGAGATCACTGATCAGGAATATGGACAACTGTCAAAGATCTACAGTGGTTTGGACTGGGGCTTCTCTACAGATCCGGCGTGCTTCTTACGGGTGAGCTATGATCCCAGGAGCGAGACGGTCTGGATCATGGACGAGCTCTATAAGACTCACATGAGCAACCGACAACTAGCTGAAGAGATCTTCGAGCGTGGCTGGGACAATCTGGGCTCCAAGCTCTCACTTAATCCGATGTTTGGGGCTGAGGTCTTCAACGAGAAGGCGCTGATCATTGCCGACTCAGCCAGTCCGAAAGACATAGCAGATATGCAAGATCACGGACTGAAGGTCATAGCGTGTCGAAAGTTCCCGGGCTGCGTGGAATACCGCATAAAATGGCTGCAACATCGGAAAATCATAGTTGATCCGAAAAGGACGCCAAACACAGCGAGGGAGCTTCAGAATTATCAGTACGATGTGGACAAACGGACGGGCGAGATCCTGAGCTCGGTCCCGGACAAAGACAACCACAGTATAGACTCTCTTGCTTATAGTCTTGATCGGGTTATCTACAGTCAGAAATATTCAGCATGAGAGAGGAGAACAATGACAGAGAGACAAGAGCGAGTCCTGAGAGCTATGTTTGCTCAGCGGTATGAAAATGGCATGAGCGAGAAGCAGAAGAAGCTCTTTATGGGGCTACTGGCTGCAAAATACGGGTGCTGCGTTTATGAGACTGTCGAGGACGGTGAGAAGGTGATCTGTGTAGAGAACGCTTTTCCGGGAGAAACATATCATGAGCTTTACTTCTACCTGAAGGACGGAGAAATACATAAATACCATTATTTCATTTAAGTGAGGTGAAACTGCATGAGCTACATGAAAATACGCTGCGACAACTGCGGTGAGAGCTGGGAAGTATACGAGTGGGGCATAAAAAACGAGTTTGCGAGGTACTGTCCCCACTGTCTCAGCGCAATAGATGAGCAAACCTGGAAGAACCAGATCCTTCCGGCTTTCGGATCGGTCGGAGATGCTAACAGGGAGCTGATAAAGGACTATGAGGGTTACAATACGCCACTGTTTGCGGTAGATGTGCTCTCAGATACATATACCAAAAGGAGTGATGAAGATGGCGAAACTTAAAGAGGGTGAGTGGGAAGTCGGATCGGATGGAAGACGCTTCAGGAGAATAGGAAACTGCATAGAGCATGAGCCGGAGATCACATTGGGTGGCGTCTCAGTGCCGGTGAGCATGGCTGATCAGTATAGGCAGCGCCTGAAGGAATCAGAGGAAAGAGCCAGACAGAAGGAGCTCATGGAGAAGAAGAGCCTGGGCTCATGCCCGTTCAAGCGAGGGCTGAAATGTTCGATGCAATGCGCTTTTTACTCAGATTTAGGCTGCATGAAGAGCCCAGAGACTAAAGGGAGATCGTGTCCGATATCGGGATACAAATGCGCAGAAGACTGCATGTTATACGAAGACGGATGTCAGTTTATTAAGAAATGGAGTGAAAACGAATGAGAACGAAGAAAGAATTTTATGAGGAAATCAACGGAATCACAGTGGGAGCTATGAAGACTATTCAGAATCTGATAGCTCAGCTCAACGAGGTCGAAGCTCAGATTTCTTCAGGAATCTACAGTGCCGAGCATATCAGAAGAGAGCTTTTCACCAAAAAAGACGTACTCAAAGGAAAGATCAGAGACACCAGGGAGAAGGCTGAGAAGGCAGCCAAAGAGGTCTGTGATGAGTATGTTCAGGAGCTGAGAGATCAGGAAGAGCTTGATCCGGCTCTTCTGACAGATGATGTGAGACTTCTTCAGGCTGGTGTTAAGCTGAACGAGCGAG